TTAGCTAACTCTTTGCCTTCTTTCACATAGAGTTCTAACGCCTCATGTACTTCAGTACCATATCGCATAGCTTCGTTCTCTTTAACTATGTAATTTTTTAATACTTTTATTTCATGGTATTGTTTGGGGCAGTTTTGATATTGCTTTAGTGATGAGTAACTCCATGTAAAATCAGCCATTATTTATTCCTTTGTGAACAAGCGTATGCATGCCATGCTTTCATTAAATTTTGAAGAAATTCTTTTCCCGTACCTAGTTCTTCTAACTTACCATTCTTATGCATTTCTTCTACTTTATATATATAACACTCGGTGTCATCTGAGCTCCCCTCTATTATTAATACGTGTACATTTCGTATTGCCGCTAGTCGCGTTAACATTATCTCTTGGCCTTTTGATATAATCTCGTTAGGTTTTTTCCATTCCCCTACAATAAAGCAATGGTTTTTTTCCATCATCATATCAACGTTTACAGGAAGTTCTCTAGGGTTAGGGAACATACCTTTAAGAAATCCAAAGTCAACATGCTTAGCGTTGGCATTTCTCATTGCCCCCATTATCTTCCTTGTCCTCTGTATTTTTTGTATCCAGCTCTAAAGCTTTTGTTCATGGAAGAAGTCTTAGGTATCTTGCCACCTTGTTGTGTACGTTTGTGTGTTGGTTCGTAGTTTTGTTCTGACTGTTTAATTTTTGCCATTATTTATCCTTAGTAAAAGTTCTAGTGTCTACACCCACAAATCCACAACTCTGACCCTCACGAATTGTAGTGAAATCAAATGGACTAGGAGGTACATGGTCAGGTGGTATATTACTATATTCTTTTAGTAAGCAACTCGCTGCTTTATGCTCTGAACAATTCTCTTTAAAGTATTGAATAGCCACAGAGCAGTCGTTGAAGTAGCCCACAAACTCTAGGTCATCGTAGTTCCCTGATAGGCTTACTGTCAGTATAAAAATACCTTCAGCTAACATATTAAATTCCCCAATAAGTAGAAGACTTATCTTTAGCGTGTCCGACGCAATCACATTTTACTACTGCTTTGTGACAATTCATACATCTGCGAGTCAGACCCATCTTAATCTTTTCTTCATCTTCTTTAGCTATATCATCTTCCCATTCTTGTTTCATGTTAAATACTACAAAATTACTATGCTCTATCATGCTAGCCATGTTAACAGTCTCCGTAGTTATCTGCGTATCCACCCTCACAAGTAATAGGTAAATCTTTACCCCATTTAGGTGGTATAGACATCTCTTTCATCATAAAATCTAAAGCCTCTTGACTTTCTTTTTTAGGTGCAACACATACTATAGCATCATGAACAGTCAAAATAGGCTTATATTTTTTATTAATTTGAATCATTTGCTCACCTATAACTATTCTAGCTAACGCCTGTACTACATTTTCTACTACTGAACCTCCCCATATACCTACTTTACCTCGTCTTGACTTATAAACAAATCTTCCTTTAGCCTCAGAAGTATCCCATTCTAGTTCAGGATAGTATATATACATTCCATTAGGCAGTTGTATACCCTCTTTAGTAACCTTAAGAACCTCGTGTTTGCCTATATAATAAGGAGCTTTACCATTTTCCCATGATGCTATATCTCCTAATGCTTGGTCACAATCCTGCCATAAATCAATCACTTCATGGTTTAAATCTCTATAAACTTTAACTAAGTTTTGACATTCCATATCAGATAGTTTAGCACTAGGTGGTTGAGTTTCTAATGTGTGTTGTAGTTTCTTCCACCCTGTACCATACCCTAATCCAAGTATACAAGTCTTTCCAACAAACCTTTCTACCTTGTTTCTTTTATCTATCTTCTTGTTATATACCTTAGAGGCGAAGTTTGAATATACATCTTCCCCTTTTCTAAATTGTTCTACCACATCTTCTTGACCTGCAAGCCACACTAGTATACGAGCCTCGATTTGTGAGGAATCTACATTTAATATTACATGGTCATCAGGTGGAAGAATTCCATTCTTTAAAGCTTTCTTCTTAACGTCCCTACTTGGTAAGTTCTGAAAGTTTATTTTATCCTGTCCTGACCACCTACCTGTGTGAGCTCCGTAGTATCTTAATGGTACGGGAAGAAGGCCTCTGTTCCGTGCACCAATGTCTAGAAATCTTCTAATTCGTGATTCTTCCATTGTTGACTTAGTACCAAGCCTTACAGAACATAGCTCTTGAATAAAGCTATCCTCATGTTCACATAACTCTATAAATCCTAAATCATTTTTAGCTAACGCATAAGTTTCTTTCTCAGTTGTAGGAGATATTTTTAAAGGTACATCTACTCCTAGCTCTTCTAATAGTTCAGCGAATTGTTTGTTACTTGCTAACTTCTTACGTACATCTTCAGGAGTTTCACACTTAAGCTTCTTCATCAATCCTTCTAACAACTCTTTTTTCTCTTTCTCTACTTCTTCTAGACGAGTAATTAATAAAGCGTCATCTACTTCTAATACAGGTTGAGTATACATGCGTGTTGTTATATCTATCAGCTTGAGTTCTTCTAAAGGAAACGAAACGTTTAATGCCGCGAAGAGTTTTGCTGTCAAGTTAACATCATTCTTACAGTATTCACCATATCTATGAAGTTCATGAGGTTGGAAGTCCTCCAATCGTTTTCCTTTAGCGTCCAGAACCTCTGTCCCTTTTACTCCCAGATTATAACGCTCAGCTAAAGCTTTCAATGAACCCCCTGCATTTGTGCCATGCACTGCACGAGCCATAGATAGTGTATCAAGATAAAGTTTAGGGACTGCTCCAAATATCCACGAGAGAATTGCTCCATCAAAGTGAATGTTATGACATAGAAGTCCTGATTCTTCCCACTCAAAAGAATTTATTATTTCTTGTAACTCTTCGTGAGTACCTGAATACCATTTAGTAGAGCCATCATTTACTTTAATAGCAAAGCCAATGACTTGAAACTGAGGACTCTTAATATACTCTTCAACAGTTAGGGCTTTTAATCCATACCCTGTGTCATAGAATGTTTCAAAATCAAGTGTTATTATTTGTTTCATTTTTTCCTCTCTTAGATTCGATACATGCACCTTTTAAATCTCTTGTGTGTCCACAAAACCAGACTTTAAAAAAGAATTTGGCTGGTTTACCACATACAGAACACTTACGTTCTTTTCGTTGTTCTGTTTTAAAGCTCATAATTTATAGGTACTTGTATGTTCGTCTCGGCATTGTGAATTGCACCATCGGCGTTTATCTTTTATTTTCTTTTCACACCAAATACATTTACCTGTCTCATTATTTTCTATTGAGGTATTAACAGTTTTAAGAGTAAACTTAAGCCTGGCTTCTAATTCATCATTAGCTCTGTCTATTTCGTCAGCCATTTAATTTGCCAAGTTGGTTTGCCCAATTATGTTGCTTACGTACTTGTTTCTTAGTCATTACAGGAGGAAGTTTTAATAAACCAAGTTTCTCCCATTTTTGTAAGATAGTTATGGCACACCCTGTATACGTAGCGACTCTCGCTCTACTCGCCTCAGGCTTTCTTTTCATAAACTCATTAGCTCTATCAATCAACGCTTGTTTTTCATCTACTGTGTAAACCACTTTTGGCATCCTTATTTCCTTTATGTTTATATTTACCCCATAGCTTATTTCCTTTGTGCATATTCCATAAGTCAGGCACTACCTGTAAATTGTTCGGGTGGTGTTTTCCTCCTTTTGAAATAGGAACAATATGGTCTACTACATATTTTGTTTTTCCATCATTTTCTTTGCTAAGTTTTTGTGACTCAGTATAAAAACTTCTACACATTACTTTTTCCTCCTTTGACAAAAGACTATATGCTTTTGCTTTTTTAGCTCGTCTTATTGCTTTAACTGCTAAAATAACATCAGGATTATCTTTTTTGTATTGCCTATTGTACTTTCTACAATGTTCAAGATTATTTTTTCTAAACTTAGTAGCAGATAGTACACTTTGTGCTTTTCTTCTTTCAGGGTCATTTTTTATATAAGTAGCTTTGTGTTCCTTGTTACGCTCAGGATTGTTCTTTCTCCATTCTTCTGCTCTCGCTTGAACAGCTTCTCTGTTACGATAGTAATATTCTCTCTGAGCCTTTCTTTGCTTTTCTATATCTAAGTATGGCATTATTTATCCCCCCCTTCTAATTGAAAAGTTATTACTTCTTCATCGATTTCCTCTACTGCTTTACCCTCTCGGATATGTGCTAACACTTGGTCGGATAGCTCAGCTTTTAATTGACTATCTAACTCAATACCTTCCTCATTAATTAAAATATCATCACCCTTATCATCTTTCATAACAACGGCAAACGTTATGTTCTCCACATATACAAACGCCACTTTTTCAGGCTTAAATTTAAATTTCATTACCCTCTCCTTTAGTTAATTTAAACACGCGAGAATTAGTTATCTAGAACACTAGATAACTGGTTTCGGTTTGAGTTAGTCCTCACAAGTACCACCAACACAGTATTTACCATTTAGTATTTCATCAGCAATATCTTCATTAGCTTTTTCAATCTCGGCTGGTTTATGATTCCCCTCATTTAGAAACTCATTGAGTTTTATTGCATACCATGATAATTTACCAGCATCATTGGATGCGTCTTGTTCTGAACCTTTCAATCCTATGCGTGTGTTGTATTTCATGATTGTGCCTTTAAGATACCCTCTATACTCTTCGTCTGTTAGTTTAGCACGAATAATCTTGATTGTCTCAATCCCTTGAGTATAGTGGGAGGGACTATTTATTATATCTTCTTGGCTCACTTGAACTCTCTTATTATAATTGGTTTAACATTGACTCTAGCATATCTATATTATGCTCGTCAATTATTATTGAGAATCCTTTAGCAGTTTGAATGTCTTTGAGATGTTTTCTTTGAAGTGCGGTTGGTCTACCTCCATTGGCTTTGCACTCTATACCAACGAATAATCCTTTGTAACAGGCAAGTATATCAGGTACTCCATTAGCACCATAGCCACCCGTTGCGGGCATACAATGATAAGCACCTAGCTTATCTAATATACTTTTTACTTTAGTCTTTACTTTTTTTTCTGGAGTCATGTTATATAGTGAGGGTATAAATATACATTTTATAAATAAAAAAAGGGGACTACTAAGAGTCCCCTTTGATTACCATCTGGGTTGGATTTCTAATAGATGTAACTATTCTACATCATCTTCTTTCTTTTGTGCAACACCTACAACAAATAATGTTGCTCGTTTACAATCCTCATCTAAATTAAAATTAGAACATACCTCATTCCAATCGTTTTTAAAATCAGCTTTGTTGATAACAAACATACTACCTGAGTTGTAAGGTTTCCAACTATTGTCTGTCAATGCTTTCTCTTGTTTCTTGGTTAGTTCAAATGAGTTACTCATATTTCGCTCTCCATATTTAAACATTCCGTATCAGTTCTTAGATACACCCCTGAACCATAACTTGCCTGTTCGTATGACATTCCCTTTTGACATACTACATCAGCAGGTGATGTACTTTCTTCCCACCTCTCGTAAATATATAACAAACCCATACCTACTAAGTTGCCAATTAATAACCCTGTTGCTAACCACATTCCATTGTTGTTCTTCATTATAGTTCTCCAATATCGTTAGGTATAAAATCATTATTACTTTCTATATCATCAGCAATAAAATCATCTACTACTAGTGCTACATCATTTGGAATATCAGTAATGTCAATATCCCTCCCTGATTGTGTTGTCAATACTAACTTCCATGACATAATTTTTTCGCAAGTCATTTGTTTTTCTCCTTTTCCTCTTGTTGTCTTAGCCACCATTCATCATGTTGAGCGTCTACATCAGGCTCGTAATGTTCCTTTGGTTCAGGTGGGTTTACATCTCTTTCTCTATCTTCACTATTATCATAAGCCATTATATAATCTCCCATAAAATATAAACTAATAGTGTAGTTACAACGCCTGTAATAAATCCAAGTCGCCTGTTATTCCTTGCTTTCCTTTGTTCCCATTCGTAGTTAGAAAGATATCTACCTTTTATAAACTTATCCATTATACATTCTCCTTTTTATTTAAAACCATTACAATCACATCAGTAATTAAATCAAGTAATGAGTCTGATAATAATAAATCATGCTTATCACATAACTCTTCCAATACATCAATGCTTAAATCAAAACTTTTTTCTTCATCTTGCATTACTTTACCTCCCCTATGTTAAAGATTGCTAATAAATGGTCGTACTGTCCCCAATTATATGGGTTATTAGGTGTCCACGAAATTACAGATAGTTTAGAGTCATACAATGTATCATTGTTGTAACGACTTTTAACAAAGTATTTTTGTGTAATTCTATCGCTATCCGTATGACCTCCTTGCTTCTTTGCTAGTATCTCAGGTAGTCTAGTCGCCCACATAGGTAGAATACTTCCATACTTGTCATAGTTTGGTAAGTCGCTAATGTTTACAGGATAGTCCCCTACATTAGACTCATGTAAATTACTAAGTTTGAAAGCTAAGCGATTGTCATTATCTTCTGTTGGATTTCTTTCTATTACAGTTTCATGATAACATTCAGAGAGAGTGTTATATCCTATAATATAAACAGGGTTATTAAACACAGTCTCTTTATTTTTCACACGAGCTGTAATATCGTTGTCTAACTCATTGAGTTTTTCAAGCTGAGACATAACATCTTTAGCAATGTTCATAGGCTTGTCTACACTATTACTCGCATACTTTAACAACTCATGATAATTTTCCCCCTGAATATTTATATTATTATACTCAGTCGACAAATCTATTATCTCACCATTGGTAACATCATTTACTTTCATTGACAAAGATTTTACCTCAGGCAAAACATTTACCAACTTCTCTACTGCATTTCGTTTAGAAATATTCTTCATGAGAGCAGACATTTTAAATGATTGTGTAAAACAAGTGTCCCCTCTCTCTTTGAAGTTTTTAATAGACTTGAATGTATGTACATTTCTGTCTCCGTCTTTAAACACTCCAACAACACACAAGGGAATATTACTTTTACCCATGATGTATGTAGGTACTTTTTTTCTTCCCTCCTCTAACTCAATATCATTACCCCATGCAGACATATTTTGATAGGCTTTACGAATAACTTGCAGTCCATAAGTGCCGTGCATTTCTTCTACTAAGGTATGACAGATACCAGTTTCTAGTTCAGAAACCTCTTGTTGCGAGAGCATATGCTCTTGTGATAATAACTCTTGGTTCATGTGTATCTCCTTTATTTATAAAATGTATATTTATACTTTAGTTATCTAACAACTGCTTAACAACTTTACAACTACTTGGTACAGTTTTGTCTGATTCAGTAACTACCCAAAGACTTGGTGTTGAAACATTCCATACAGGCTTACTGAAATGTCCGTCAGTAAACATAATGATAGCCTCAGCATTTATCTTCTTCTCAGTAATATACTTTGCCACACAATCAGGTTCAGTACCCCCACCCCCTGACGGCTTGAGTAAACTTACCATGTTGTGATAGTTACTTGGTGTAAACACTTGCTCACTAGAAACATTAGCGTCCCACCATATCACTCTGAGTTTCTCAGGTTCAGTATTGATAGCTATACTCTCAATCTCACTAACAAACTTATCAAATGCTACCTTACCAACTGAGCCTGATGTATCAATGGCAACTATCAATTCGCCTACCGACTCATCTTCAACTGAGGGCAAATACAAATCGTTTGCCATATGTCTCTTGTTGAATCTTCGCCATGTATACTCATCACTCCCTCGCATAGATGAAGTAATGAAGTCTCTCAATACATCTTTCCAATCTATAACAGGCGTAAGCATATCTGTAATACTTCTAGGTATGTTGCCACCTAGTTTTCCTGCCAAAATACTTCCTTGTCGCATAGCCTCCTCAACTTCTTTGGCTAATGATTCATCAGCTTTTTGTTGAGCAGGTGTATACTCATTGAGATTAACATCTCCTAATAAAGGGCGTTCACTCGGTAGTGCTGTTGTGTCACCCGATACTTGTAAACTTTCAGCGTCATGCTCATCAAGAGTTCCGCCACTATGTTTCTGTGCAAACTGCTCAGGGTTTTCTTCCTGTTCTTTTTCTAAGTCTTTGAGTATGCCATTGACAGACCAATCGTGATACTTAACATCATAGAGTCCACCCTTTGGAAGTTTTAGAAACGACTCATCATTCATACTTACTATTATGTCGTTGTCTACATAATCACACGCTATGTTTACCAACTGATGTTTGCCCTGTTTCATCAACGACCTAAATCGTGGCATATGTCCTAAGGCTACATGGATATTCTCATGTAATACTAATGCCCTTAGTTCTGAGTCTGTCAAACTATCAACAAACTCTTTGCCATAGAATTTGTTGAGTCCGTCTGTCTTAGCCGTTGGACAATCATCTACAATCTTACTATCACCCATGAGCATAACCCCTGAGAATAGAGCAGTCCTCTTGTCCCTCATGAGAGAGACATGAGCTTTCTCAAGTCTCTCACTCGCATTGAGTTTTTCTATATGTCGCCCTCTCATTATCCCTCTCCAAGTAAGTGAGTATTTTCTAAGCCAAAGTCTCGTATCTCTTTGTTGTTCTTACCAAGTAGAATACCTCTATCAGTAGACATTAGCATTGTGTAAAACACAGCTTTCATTTCTTTGTTACTAATCCTACCAAGATACTGCATGAAAGCAGACAACTCATCTTGAGTCTCTAACTTATCAACTGCTTGAAACATCAGTATGAGTTTCGCAGTCAATTGCTCAGGTATGATAGCCTCCATAGGATTAGACAATATGTCCTCAAACTTTGGTAACTCTTTCTCTAATGATAAGAAAGCAAACATATCAGCACAGGCAGATTCGCCTATCGTTCCTGAGAGAGCAGTCCTTACTGAATTGTCAGTTAGAATATCTTTGTTATCAACAATCACACTTGCTTTTTCTAGTGAGCGTGGTGATACAAACGACAACTGAGTTTTCTTAGGATTGAAAATGTATGGGTTATCTTCCGAGCCTGTATCAAGATAGCTATGCAAACACTTAGGTGTTAAGTGTACCCATGCTCTAATCAATGGACTAACTGCATTGTTGTTTGCCCATTGTAACCAAGACTTGTGGTCAGGTTTTTTCATTCTCATGATACAAACTCTATTCCCTGCATGAGCTAACATTCCGTCCCCCAATCCGTCAGACTGATTGTTGGAAGTAGCAAATACCATTGAGCCTTTTGGTAATGGTGTATCGCCAACTGAACGCTCAAGCATTAGCCTAGTAAAGATTACTTGTAACAACTTTGGTGCTTTCATAAACTCATCAAGTAATATAATTTTTGGTTTAGGTGATTCCAATTTGAATAGTGAGCCAACATAAGATTCCAAAGTCTTTGTTGCATGATTTGGAATAGTCATAGCTATGTCTGACATATCTTTTACTGGACAATCAACATATACATAATCGTACTTGTCGCCTAAGTCTTGCCCTATCATTTTGAGCAATGAAGTTTTACCACAACCTGCTTCACTCTGAATTACAGGTGTAAGAGTTTCAGCTATTGTTGGTATCAAAGTTCTTAGTTCTTCAATCGTTACTTGGTTCATGTTCATAATGTTTTTCCTTTAGTTATAAAATGTATAAATATACTTTGGTTAAATAAACTTACTAAGAATGTCGTCAATCCCATTCTTCACTCTCTTTCTAGTTACTACACTTTCTTTTAGTGCCTCTGTACTAACACCACCTAGAATACTTCCAAGTGAGTCAATTGCTAATGACAGCTTTTGTGAATCTTCGTTGTCTACCAACTTAAACTGTGAGTATGTAGAACATAACTCTTTTGCTTTCTGCAATGTCGAGTCGTATATCTTCCGTTTCTGTTCCGTAACTTCACCCGTTTTTGAGTTTGTTGTCTCTTTATACCCACAACAATGCGAGATACTTTGCATAACCTTAGTGACCCTATCAATCTGTTGGTGTAAGACATTTTTGACAATCCCCTCTGTTTGTTTTTGATAATTGATTTTCAAGTCCCTAGCTAAGTCGTCTGCCACCTGACATCTAAAGTCTTGCTCAGGTACTTCCGATACATATAAATCTAATGCAAACTTAGAGCGTACCTCATCTGCTGAGGGATAGTCTGAAGAATCATACATATCACCTTGTTGCATAGCCTGATTAGATACTGCTTGAGGATATTGAGTAATGAATGTATCAACTTGTCCATTGAACAAATCCTCCCACATTGAAAACTCACGAGTGAATTTTGGTAAGTCAACAGTCGGTATCAAGTCTTGCGAATGATTCCACCTGTATGCTGATTGATTAATCCAATTGTAAATCTTCTGTCTCGTGTTGATAATATCTCGGTAAGATGAGTTACCCTGTAAAAGACTTTTGATAAACTTACCACTACCTCTATCAGCTTTCTTTTTGTCAGTAACTTCATCTGCGATATTACTGTCTTGCTTTGTTGCAGTCCATGTCTTTACATCTACCGATACCAAAACTGCTGATGTCGATAAAGATATAATATGGTTTGGTGTTGCAAGTTCTGTGCTTATTGTTTCCATAATAATTACCTCTCTTAGTTATAAAATGTACAAATGTACTTTGCTTGTATTACGAAAGAGTCATACTGAATACTTCTCCCCTTCATAATAACTCTATTATATCATTACTTTACATATAAGCCAATACTTTACAAACAAGGAATATCGGTTGTTAAGCCGATAAATATTTGTGTAGTTTGATATTGTTCTGCTCATAGTTAATTGTAGTTACCACCCTCGTGTGTGTCTCAATGTTCTGAAGTTTTCTATTTGTTACTAAATGTATCCTGCCATTTTATGTCTCAATGTTCTGAAGTTTTCTATTTGTTATAAATGGGCTAGCCCAGTTCGCT